GGAAATCCTCTTACCATCATTCTGTGCGCAGCCCGTTCAGTTTGACTTTTTAGGACCTTCATGGAAAGTACAACCTACAACCGTAGAATGGGTGGCTCCCGATACCAGCCGAACGACGAGATGTCATCTGACATCCCAGTAGACTCCGAAAGGATTACTGACGCTCCTGCCGTTGCAGCAGGCTCACCTCTTTCGTCTCGCCTCTTCACACCGCTCGTTGAGAGCATCGTGAATGACTCGCTCAGACCATTGCATTTGTCCCTCTATCTCCAGGAAGCTCGCCGCTTCGCTGATGAATCAGGAATAGACTCTTCACAGATTGTTTCTGATTTTGCCTCGTATCATCCGGATGATGACTCCGAAAGGATATCATCCATTAACCATTCATTTCGTGCGTTTCGTGCTGATAAGTCCCGCAAGACTTACACCAGTACGAAGCGTGCTCGACGCAAGAACGATCAAGTTGGTCGCCATGCTCAAAAGCTTTCAGAGTTTTCTGAAGTTTATGAGTTTGGTCACCATCTTGACCTTTCCCGTCCCGCCGATGCTGAAAAGTATCTTGCGTTTCTCGATTGCTGGATGGACGACCTTGTCTATCCAACCAAGTACGAGAAATGTAAGGATTTTGTTGAATGTTGGCTTGCGAATAAGCCCCATCGCTTACATTCGCTCCGCATTCTTGCAAATTCCGGCAATAAGGTTGCCTGGATTTTCCTTCGCCTTCACTCGAACCTTCTCACTGAGAAGCAGTTCGTGAAGCGCCATCCACAACCTGCCCACATCGAAAAACAAGGATTCTTACTAGACGTCCTTGGTCTTCTTGGCAGTGCCGCCATTGGCACTGTCAAGGAGATGGCCACGGCATACGTGCCGTCTGCTCATCTAGTTAACACATACACAACCCTCAATCGCGTTGCCACAGCAGTTGGCGACGCCATTCGAGATGTCCTCGCGTGGATCAAGGAAAAGATTGACGCTTTCACTAAGCTCATTCAAGATAACAAGACCATCGCAACAGCCCTTCTGTCTGCAATTGTCTTGTCTCTTGCTCTTTTCCTTGGATACCTCTACGCTCGTCATGCCTTCCCCACCAAGGCTGATGAGATTCGAGATGCGGTCCTTATTCACTATTCCCTGCCTGAAAAGCAGGGATTTGGTGACTTTGGACCAGGATACGATTTTCTCGATTGGACCCGACAGTATGCCTTCAATGCGCCTCAACGCGCATTCTGGCAATCTGTTGGGGTTCTTCCCAAGCTTAAGTCGTATGCCGAAGCAATTCGGTATTTCGTCGAGAACGCCCGTGATTTGTACGACTCCGCAGTTGAAGCAATCACTGGCGTTCCTCGCCCCCGCACCGCTCTTGAACGAGAAGTTGTCGCATTTGACGCCCGTGTCCGCGCTGTGAAAGCAGTTGTGGACAAAGGCGTCAGCGATGAGATTCTCGTTCTCGCGGATGAGATAGATTCATTTCCTATCACCCGCGATCACCTCACCTCACTTGGTGCGAAGGCCGTCACCGCCATCAGACCCTTCGTTTCCAGCATCCTTATGCATGTTTGCATGGAAGCTGAGAAATGCTGCCGTGGACTCGAAAGAGTTCGCATTGCTGCTGAAAC